CCTTGATGTTAAAACTCCTTACTTTGAAACTGCTAAATGCAATAACCACCCTGACCCTGATTGGTTTTTTGAAATTGAATCAGGGCATGGGAATATGCAAAAAAAGTTCTGCATTGGGTGTCCTGTGATTGATGAGTGCCTTGACTATGCTCTTAACGTAAGTGTGTTAGGGGTATGGGGAGGCACCACACCCAGTGAAAGAGATGAGATAAGAAAAATAAAAAACATAACTCCTGCTATACTAACATTCGGACAACCAGATACGTTTGGGGAAAGGTTTCACCCTAATGCAAGAAGAAGAAATACCAAACATGATTAACGAAATATTCGATAAGTATGATATTGATGCTTCGTTAACAGTTGTTGAGCAACTTGTTCAACAGATGGAAGAACTAATTGCTACTGATTCCATGTGGGAAAATGCGGCAGATAACGAGAATGCTAGGCGTATTCTGTGTGCTGCTGTTGGTGTGATTGCGTTGAAATTTGGAACAATATCAGAAGGTATGATTGATTTCATAAATGAGTCAGACAAGTAACGGTGACTTTACTGCCATACCTAGTGCTAACTGCACTAGATGTGGTGGTGAGTGGCTTATGATACCTACGCATTTTGACCTTGAAACATATGAGATTGACGCATATGGTTTAGAAGGTGCTTACTGCTGGTCTTGTAAAGCCCTTGTCACACCACCAACACCTATTGATACGAGATTGGATTACGAATGATATTTACGCAGTTCATAATATCTGTATTATTTTGTATAACCTTTTTATCAATTTACAGATATGTAAAAAGAAACACTAAAAGGTATTAATACCAGTTACGTCTATCATGATGGCGTAATGCTTCGCAGGGCGTGTCGTAGCGATGCTTAATGTATCGCAACCCACGCTCTGTTTGCTCTTTAACCGATAATCCAATCGGCGTTTTTAACATTTGGAATAAACCATAAGCAGAAGATTTAGGGTTATCTGCTATATTACTCCATTTTGATTCTCTATCTATTAACTCATTTATACATACCCATTGTTTTCCATCCCAGCCTTTTATCATAACTTGTTCACGAACATATGAACGTGAAACTTCTGCTGGAACTTCTCTTTCAATCGGTGGTGGTATATCTGGTAATAAAATAGGTTCTCCTTACCTATGCTGAAGAATTAACTTCAGACTTTCTACGTTCAATCCTCATCCGAGTCTTGAACTTTGTACCCTTACGGGTACTTGTTGATGTTCGCAGTTCGCTTTCGCTCACGCTCACACCCACACCCTATACCCTGAGCCCCTCGCCCCGAGCCCATTATAAGCACATGCAATTTTTGGTCGCAACTTCCGACACAAACTTTTCGGTAGTTGCACCAGTGTAATTCTGATGTTACAGTTAATTTTAGTGAACTTCCTCCTCAAATTAGTTCACTACATGTAGGGCGTGCGTTTACTCCATTTCACACGCCCTACTTCTCTACTACGATAATTGGAAGAGGGTCAAGTGTTAAAAATTAATGGTCACGAAGTACCTGAACACACCTCGTATTCAAGTCTCACCACTTGGTTGTCTTGTGGTTATCGTTATTATCTATCTCGGATTGCTAAAGTTGAAGAACAACCAGCCACTTGGTCTATAGGTGGCAGTGCTGTGCATCGTGCAACAGAAAACTATGATTTAGAAGTTTGGAAAAGAGAAAACCTTGATAGTTAAATTAGAATCTTGGGAATACGAGTATGCAAGCACAATAGGTATCAGAAGATATACAAACAACTGGGGTAAACCTGATGCACCTTATTATAATCCTTTAAAAATGGAAGATAATCGTACAGCCTTAGTTGCTGCAGCGATTGGCGAAATTGCTGTTGCTAAAGCAATTAACGAATATTGGTCTGGAAGTATCTGGAAAGGTGCTGACCATAAAAAATATAAAGATTTACCTGATGTTGGTACTAACATTGAAGTACGCAGAGTACGCACGCAAGATGGTCCTGCTGTTAGAGAAAAAGATTTAAAAAAAGAAAACTTAATAATTTTTGGTGTTGTGCCAGTTCCTAAAGAATTCCTTGAAGTTGAAATACTTGGTTGGATACCAGCCCAAGAAGGTTGGGATAAAGGTGTCGAAGCCCAGTATGGTAGAATTATTCCTAGAAGTATTTTGAAACCTGTAGAAAAATGGAAAAGAAAATAATGTTAACAGTTAATTCTTTATGGGATGATGCTTGGAAAATTGAGATTGATGAAGCCACTAAAAATGGTGAAATCAAACTTGAAGATTTAAGACAATCATCACGTACCACTAAAGCAAACCCAGATGGTGAGAATGCTACATGGTGGTATGAAAATGGTAAAAAGTTTTTAAACAATTGGATTACTTGGCGTGATAACTCTGGTTGGAAAATTTGGACAACACCTGATAATCAACCAGCCATTGAAATTGCTTTCAATGTTGTAATTGGTGGAATATATTTCAAAGGTGCAATAGATAGAGTTTTTGTAACACCAGAGGGTGAACTTGTTATTCTTGATTTAAAAACAGGTCAACGAACACCACAGACAGATTTACAATTACAAGTGTATGCTTGCTTACTTGAAAAAGTTTACGGCATCCGACCAAGTTGGGGATGTTATTGGATGGCAAGAACAGGAACAACAAGCACTCCTGTTAACTTAGATAAGTTTACATTAAAGAAACTAGATGAGATGGTTGCACTCTTCCAAAAGGCAAGAGAGCATGATATCTATCTTCCTAATTTCGATGGGTGTAAAATGTGCTCATTAACAGATTACTGTTATTGGGTGAATGGTGAGAAACACTTACCATTAGGAACATTGGAGATAAGTAATGTCAAATGAATCAGCATTTGTCGTTAATGTTAAAACAAGAATCGGAACTATTGTTACTGTTCGTGGTAGCGATTTTGCTGACTTGAAAAAGAACATTGAAGAAGCAGTTGCAGGACAAGTTGATAGCCTTGTTGGTGCACTAGAAGAAACTGTGATTGGTGAAGGTGCACACGTTGCATATGCAGCCAAAGCATTAGGTGCTACCGAAATATCATCAACAACAGGTTTTGCACCTGTTACACCACCAAACTCAACAGGTCCAGCACCAAGTTGTAAGCATGGTCCATTAGTTCATAGAAGTGGTGTAGGTGGCAGAGGTCCATGGCAAGCATGGATGTGTGGACTACCTAAAGAACGTAAAGCCGAACAATGCGACCCACAATGGATTCGCAAAGGACAAGCAGGTTGGGTTAACTAGTTCATGAGAACAATTAGTAGAACAGTTGGAAAAAACGAATCAGGTGGCGAACCATTGCCACCTGTGTTCAGGGCATTTGATTACATGAAAATTCTTCTCAGAAGAAGTGAAGTATCAATGTTTGCTGGAGCACCAGGTGTTGGTAAATCAACACTTGCTTTAGCAGTAGCCCTGCGTACAAAAGTTCCAACTCTCTATATCTGTGCAGATACTGGAGCACACACTATGAGTATGCGTTTGTATTCAATGATTACAGGGGTAAGTCAAATTGACGCTGAACGCATACTCGCTAGTGACGAAGGCAAAGCAATCAACGAATTAAATAAAGCAGGACACATTAAATGGAGTTTCGAATCAGCCCCAACACTTTCTGATATTGATGAAGAAGTATTGGCGTTTGAAGAAGTACATGGTGAGAATCCACATTTAATAGTTGTAGATAACCTTTCAGATGTTACTGAAGGTGGTGCTGAAGAATGGTCAGCCATTAGAGCGACAATGAAAGAACTAAAATATTTGGCACGCGATACTAATGCTGCAATTCTTTTACTACATCACACATCAGAATCTTGGATACCACCAGTTGGCGATATTCAACCAATCTGTCCACCAAGATACACAATTCAAGGTAAAGTTTCACAACTACCTGCACTAATTTGTACATTAGGTATGACACCTAGTGGTGACTTGGCTGTTGCACCAGTAAAGAATCGTTACGGCAAAGCAGTTTCAAATGGAACAGAAGCAGTTTTCTTAGACTTCAATCCACTGTATATGTATCTTGCAGATATAAAAGAAACAGCATGAGAGATAATGATGGCAGATGCTACATTTGTTCATCAATATGGTATTGTACTTGCAACAATGAATCGAATATAGGTGAAAGATTATGACAACAATACTTGGTTTACAAAAAAAAGATTATTGTTTATTAATTGCTGATTCACGTGTCACAGATGATGATGGAAGAACTTATACGCACCCAGTAATGCAAAAGATTACTAAGCGTGGAAAGTTTTTGATAGCAGGTGCAGGTTTAACGCAACCTTGCGACATTATTCAACATAACTGGATACCACCAACACCTAATTCTGCAGCATACAAAAATTTGTATCATTACATGATTTCAATGGTTGTTCCATCAATGAGAGTGGCGTTAACTGTTAATGGTTACATGCCTGATAAAGAAAATGATGATTCAGATTTCATTTTCCTTATAGCATTAGGTGGAATGATATTTGAAATTGATGATTCATTATCAGTACTAATGCGTGAAGATGGTATCTACGGCATAGGTTCAGGTTCACCATATGCAATAGGTGCATTACACGCTGGGGCTACTTGGAAACACGCAATGAATATTGCAGCAAAGAACAATGTTTTTACTGCACCACCATTCATTACACATAAGCAAGTATCATCAAAGTTGGAAAAAAAACACAACAATAAGGAGAAATAAATGGCACTACCATATGTAATAATCAATGGACATCTAACAGAAGATGTTGAAAGTAAACCTGTTAACGATACAACAGTATTAAATTATCAGGTTGCATCCAATTCACGTAAACAGAATGAACAAGGTGAATGGGTAAATGCTTCAGTAACATATCTTCGTGGAAGCGTTTGGGGTAAAGCAGCAGAGAATGCTAAAGACCTTAAAAAAGGTGACGCTGTAATGATTACAGGTGAACTTAAACAAAACTCTTACGAAGCAAAAGATGGTACTAAAAAAACCACTTACGAAATTGTTACAGAGAATATTGGATTGACAGTTAAAAAGAACTAAATGTCCAAACAAAAGCAAAAAGGCACTAGTGCTGAAACTGCTGTCGTAAAACACCTAAAAGGGCGTGGCTATCCCAACGTGGAAAGACGTGCCCTTACAGGTGCTTATGACAAAGGTGACATATCAAACTTTTACAATGTTGTCATCGAGGTTAAGAATCACGCTAACCCTAGGCTTGCTGAATGGATGGAAGAATTAAAAACTGAAATAAAAAATGCAGAAGCATCAACAGGTGTTGTCATACATAAAAGACGGGGCACAACTAATGTTGGCGAATGGTATGCAACAATGCCAGTATCAATATATTTAGATTTAGTGAAAGATGCGTATGAGTGAAGTTGAAGTTATACTGAAGCATTATGGTGCATACAATATCCCACAAGGCAATGGTTGGCGTAATATGCGATGCCCTTTCCATGATGATTCACATGCTTCAGCAGGTGTTAATCATGAGGAAGACGTGTTCAACTGCCTTGCTTGCGAGATATCAGGGGACATATATAATATTATTCAAAAGGTAGAGAAGGTAGATTTCCGTGAAGCAAAGTCTAGAGCAAAAGAAATTGTTGGAGAAAGCATCAAGCCACTACGAACAGAACGTAGAGTTGGCAGAATCATATCTAAAGAGTCGGGGTCTATCGCTGGCAGACGCAAAGCGTCATCGCCTTGGGGTGGTGAACAAACCAGTCGTAGGGCACGAAATGTTTGAGGGACGTTTATCAATCCCTTATCTGACACCATCAGGAATGGTTGATTTACGTTTTCGTGCAATCAATAATGAAGAACCAAAGTA